CAAATAGTCAACTGCATTATCTTCATCTTCCAACAGCATTTCAATTGCTGTTTGTTCATCATCAGAAAGAGTCCAATAACCAAAATCTAACCATTCTTCCTCACTTGTTGAATAGAACTCAAATTGCCATTCATGAATTGTAGTGTCGTCAGTCAGTGTTGCTTTAGTCATTGTTGACATTAAGTTGTGTTCCTTGGACTCTCTTAATATACACGGTTTTGGTCTGCTGTGCCGCCGGAGTAGACACCTTGACAACTGTCACATGAACGCTTCCAATCCAATAGGGTTGCCGAAAGAATAATCGTATTCCAACGCATTATGGCATACAAAGTGAGCATGATCCACTGAAACACCTAGTCTATTGCACATTTCTGCGTGATTATCTGCCATTAACTCTACAGCATAGAGCATATTGTCATTGATATGTGATAATGAGTGATATTTCAATAATTCTGTCTGCAATGCTAGCATGAAGTTCCCTGACCCTGCGGCGGGATCGAGAAATGTGCTAGTTTTATCTTTGAGCGTAGATTCAGAGATCTCTGATACCATCTGAGCACATAATTCCATGGGAGTGAATACCTCACCAGTTTCATCAATGCGATCATCAGACCTTACAATCTCTGACCCTACTGACTCATTATGTGTGTTCTTACTTGGCATTTTGTTCTTTTACAATAGTACGTAGATTATCCCAGAAAACAACATTGTTGTCAACACGTCTTGCAATCAGTTGACGATTGATAACATTAACATGTTTAATGGGATGATTAGGATGAACACCCTTACATGACGTGATGACGATGACATTTTTACCATTCATCTTCCAATCGTTTGTCATTTGATATTCATTTGCATTTGCTGTTACGTTGGAAAGGTTAGGTGTATTCTGTCCAGACAGATAACAAGTAGGATCTGCCTTAAATTTAATTTGAACGAAAGTCTTTGAACCATCTAAGGTGCAAATACCGAAACCATCGCTACCCCTATCAACATCACAGTTTGGTTCATAGTCTGCTGTATAAGTTAGAATGTGGTCACCATTGAAGAACTTGAGAAAGTACTCAACAAACCATTCAAATCCGTCTCCCATATACCTCAACGGATCATAGAAGTCTGGGTCTTGCTTTTTACCTTCCGCAACCAACTTTCTGAGGAACTTGTCTAGTGTGTTGTCAGAGATTAGCGAATCAATCTCTTCAGAATCGTAACCAAATGTGTGAGTTAAGTTCATGTCAATCAACCGAGTTGTTTGATGGTTTGAGGATAATACATATTTGCCCACTTATATTGACGTAGGACTTTTTGGACCTTATCACTATTCAACCGCTCACACAGTTCTTCACCCTCTTCAACAGAATCTACCTCTGTCCAGATATGTGTTTGACTCAATCCTGTGTTCTGAATGACAGTAAAGACAGGGTGTTTTGTGGTGGGACATTGAACACGAATCTTTTCATTATTCGGGTGTTGAAAATTGGTCTTCAACACTTGTGCCCCATGAATCACATCAATCACACCATCATCAGAGAACTTTTTCTTCTGTTGAGTGTGATACTCACAAGTCTTTTGCCACACTCTTGTATTGAGAAAGATAGAATTAGCGTCCTCAATCAGTTGAGGTGTGATAGTCTCAGGGATGCCAGTTTGTGTGGATAGATCTAACTCAAAAATGTCACCCTGATACGATTCAATGGTGCAAGGTCCGACGTGATTTTTATCAAGAACAAAACGACAGAATTGAACACCAACACCAGGAAAGTGCTTCTTAACGTTGAAAGACAGGTGCTTCAGATATGGTTTAACCTCTTCAAATCGTACAGCAGGAGATGTAAACGATGCAGGTACAATCAGTGACAGAACAGTACAACGATCCCAAGAGAAATCAACAAACTGTTTCCACAGTGAGTTTTTCTTGGCGTCATGCTTAGAATCCTGAAATGGTGGGTTGCCAATGATAACATCAAAATCCATATTACACCGCTTATAGTTGTTCATGGGAGGGACATAGTATGTAACATTTAACTTTGCACATCCCTTCTCAATAGTAGTATAATACTTCTCTTGGTTTGTTGTCAAGTTTGTATGGGTATTCTCAAGATAAACAATGTTATTATAACCGTGCTCAATAAGTGTCAAAGTCAGTGTCAAGAACGTGTCAAAAACACCAATCTTTGCATCTTTGGGGATGCCATACAATTTTAGTTGTTGGACCATCTCTTGTGCCAAATCTTCGGCAATTGGTTGCCTAGGATCGACCGGTTTAACTCCCTGTTTGTAATACTGCATCAATGCCTGACGTTTTTGGGCATAGGTGGGTGCGATCACAGTGGTCATCTGCCTCCATTGCTTTGACTCTTTAATAATACACGAAAACCATCCCCTGTGGGGGGATGGTGGACAGTTTGTTGAACTGGCACAAGGATCAGAGGATGTCCAGAGGGTCACCACTAGAAAGGAGATCCTGAATCATGAGATCATGCCACCATTGAACCTCGTAATCTTTGATGCGCTTTTTCATCTCAGACTCAAGTTCTTCAATGATTTCTTCATCCTTACCGCGACCAGATACCTCGGTCAACATATCCTCGTATGTTGCACCATTGATAATAAGTTGGTTGACAATTCCTCCGATGGTCTCATATGCATCATCAGTATCATCACCGTGTTGGATAACAGTTACGATGCCATACTTCTTGCCAGGAGAGGAACGAATCACACGACCCATTGCCTGCACTGCCTTGATATTAGAGCAGATATTACGGAGAAAAACTGTACCTGTGAATGCTTTGACATCGATACCCTCACCGAGCATATCGTAGTGAAGAACAATCATCTTGCGGGTCAAGTCTTTACCCATCGTGTTAAGTTCGTCAAGGAACTTACCTTTAGATGCAGGAGTGGAAATCTGTTGATCATTCAGATATCCACCGTTCACACTATCAACGGAGAGGATATCGTAACCTTTATCATTTGCCCACTTGAGCATAGCATTCCGCATACCTTGAATATTCTCAGTGCCACGACATGCGACCAGAACCTTATGCGCTCCAGTCTCGTAATGCTTGGTCTCGTAATAGTTGATCGTCTCCATAAGTGCATCAACATCAATAGAAATCTCATCAAGATCTCTGCTTTGAACGTTGCTAGTTTGCAAGTGAAGGTAAGGTTTGACAATTGCACCACACTTTACAAGATCAGAGAACTTGATAGCAGCAATCTTCTTGCCATAAACACTTTCATTCTGCATTCCGCAACCGTCAGGTGAACTGCTGTACTTAGGCGTGGCAGTAAAGAAAAAATTGTAACTTGAACTCACAACCTGATCTTTTACAGAGTTGAAAATGTTCTTATCTGTTGTTGCTGCATTATGTGCTTCATCGTAGTATGTAACGTCAACAGGAATATTTGCCTTGACAATACGCTCAAGACTGAGATAAGTGGTAAACAGAATCAGCGGTTGTTTTGCTTTCTGTGCAATTCTGTAGATATCCACAATCTCATCAACAGTTGTAGTTGAAGACCTTGCCTGTACTTTTTTGCCGCCAAACTTGAGTTTTTTAGGATTACGCTGCCAAGTCTTTGACTCGGAAGAAACTTGACGATAGACAAAATCTATATCACAGAGATGATCACTGAACTCATTGAACAATTGCTCACCCAACAAAAGTTGAGGAGCAACGATAACAATAACATTGCCAGGAGCAAGAAAGCGACGGCAATCAGTGATCATAGTGAAAGTTTTGCCACCACCAGTGCCGCAAGTGAGATATCCTTTCTCCTCCTTTGCCATGGCGTCTAGCATGACCTGCTGGTGGGGAAGGAGTTGCATGGGTGTCTCTCGATTACTTTGTAATCATAGCATCCCACACAGACGGTGCCACCAACCAGTGGACACCTCTTCAACTGGCACACTCTCTTTCTCATTTAGATAAAGATCATATAGAACTGATTCACTCTCTCGTGCTTCAATTTCATGTGGTTGGTTCACATAGTCGTAGTTTTCTACTGGTTCTTTACAATAACACATTTTTCCATGCTTGAAAGTGAGAGAACCGTCTACCCACTGGGAAAGGTGCGTCAATTCATGAAAAAGTATTTTTGTATATGTTTCCTGATTCATGTGGGTCTGAAGTTCAATCACAAAGTGTCGTGGTTTAGATTTATTATCAATAAAATCGCAATACCCATAGACACCCTCACGCTTCAATCCACGATGCTCAATATCCACATCAATTTTATGACGTGGATAATACTTATTCAAAAACCAAGAGGTAATATCCTCACAGAGTTTCTTAGAATAACCGTATCCAGAATGATAGATGCTAGACATGTTCCCCAATGCATAAACCAGATGAATGATGATACAAATA